GGCGGTTATTCCACCGCCACTTGATCCATATAATAATTCTTGAATATATGAAATTTCTTCTGTAGGTGGGATATTCTCAAGTTTTGCTTTTCGTATTTCGTCACTTAATCTATTAAATCCAACACTAATGCCAACACCAATTTGCGACGTACTGCCGTAAAATCCGCCGGGTAATATTGGAAGAATCGTCGCTCCATCAAGCACCCATAACGCGGCCGCTTGTCCTTTCCTATCACGTTCTATTTCCCAACAAACTTTATCGATTAATATACGATCCCGAACATATTTTGTCATTAAATCTTTTAATGCGCCATGTTTCGGCTCTATTCCGGCGTAATCGTCCCGACGAGTTTTCACTAAAAAATTTTCAAGGAATTCTTTTTGTTTTTTTCGTTCAGAATTTAGGATTTTTTCATCGTCTTTAAGTACAAACTCCCAACCAGGAATATCTTTATTATGGGAAATACCCGAAAATTCCATCATTTGTTGAATGCGAAGGGTTATAATTGATCCAACAATTCCATTTCTACGTTCAATAAGACGAAGCAATCTATCAGGAATTTTATCGCGAGGATATACAACGTTATTCCAACTGGTATTATTCAGCCAGTCATATTGCATACCTTTTGCGACTGTTTTAAATTTACGATCAACATTATTTATAAGGGACCGCGCCTCTTTATATGCCCTGTCATAATCAAGAGACGCGGTATTAGGGGAATGAGAAGAAAAATTATTATTCTGTTGATTCTTGTTTTTCTTTCGAGACATCATTTTCTACTAGTTTGTCAATTTTTTTGGCTGTCTTTGTAGTAGAAGACTTTTGCCCCTTTGATTCCATATCTTTTAATGATACGGAGTTTATTTGCATATTATCCCCGATTGTAACGCTGTCGTCAAGAACATTTTGCGCGATAGCAAGCATTGACCACATAAAGGCGAGTATTTTTGCGGTTCCAACGGTAATCTGAAAAACTTCGTTTTTTTCTTTTGCTTTTTCCTGTTGTATTTCAAAGGCTAAATCAAAAGCTTCTTTAAATTTCATCTATTTTATTCTCCTATTTAAAAATATTTTTTATTTTATAAAAAAATTAAAAATATTGCAACTAAAAATAAACAAAAAGAATGTATAATTATAGGTTCTATTTTAATCTTCGTGATATATTATATATTCATTTATTTGACTTTCAATAAATCCTAATCCTTGTAAAGCTTGAATGATATGTCGAATAATATTTGGAAGATGTTTATCATGCACTTCATTGTCAAGATTTATTGATTCAGAAATACTTCGTGAAGTCTGGTCAAACTCATCTTTTAATTTAAGTTCTACTGAAATATCCATTATCTAAATCTCCTTTGTTAATTTCTTAAGGCAATATCATAATTTTTTTGTCTCATTGATTCATAAACTATAGGATCGCTGATTTTGAGCAGATGAGATTGTTCAAAAAATTTATCAAAAAATGGAACATATTTTAATTCACGGATAAACGATAAAAGATTTATTCCTTTTATTGGAACAACATTTGGATTTTTTTCATATGGTATTTTACGTTTTTCTTTAATTTGTAATAATAATGGTAAACCAAGAGTTTTGTCATATTCTTTTTGGTCTTTTGCCAAAAGTTCGCGTTTTCCACCAGCATAAGCGATATAATACATTTCATTAAAAAATATTTTAAACATGCCTATTTTTTCGTAATTTGCCATTTGGGGAATATTCCTTTTTTATCAAAATAATATGCCATAAATTCTGCCGTAATACGATATTTTTTTTCGTTATCTTCAATACGTTTACGAAGATCGTTATATATATAAAATAAACTAACGATACAACAAAAATTAAATATAATTAAAATTGTAATAATAAATTTCAATTCATTTATCCTCCATAAAATAATAGACAGGGCATAAAAAACCATGCCCTGTCTGCAATCAATATTACATAATTGAATCATTTACATGGATGCTGTCATAATCCGGCACCGTTTTTTTTACTGCTATTTTTTTCATTGTTTTAACTTTCTTTCCCGGTTCCGTCTTTGACATAAGAGACTTTGCATTCTGCAAAGCAACGCGGATTGATTTAAGAACTTTTTTTTCTTCAGACATTTTAATATGTAATTTTTTAATTTCGAATTGCATATTATTAATTTTAGCTTTCTGCCGCATCCTGTCATTCATGAGTTGTTTCACTGATTTTTCTGCCATGTTTTTTAACTCTCCTTATATCATTATTTTTTAATGCGCTACTCTTTTATTTTTCGTAAAAGGCGGGGTGTTGTTTTTCCGACGGTCATTTGAATTGATTCAACACATGCATTTCCCCTGTCAACAAGCTTCATTGCATCTGTGAAAACAGAAGTGCAGGCCATAGCTAATTCCATAGCATCTTTAACTTTGCTTTGTGCCCTGGTAAACATTCCTGCCGCTCGTTCACCAGACGTTTCCATTGCAATTCCATAATCAAGAATGTTTTTATAATATTTTTTTTGTTCAATTTTTTCTTCATTAAGACGTGCAATTTCTTCATTCCGTTCACGCAAGAGGGGTTCATAATGATGTTGAACTTGATTTCGTATCGCGGATACCTCGATTTTATTTTGATTCTGTAATCTTTTTATTTCAAGTTGATGATTTTCATTTATTTTTTCAATTTCTTTTTCCTGAGAATTAATCATATTTTTTAAAATTTTATCATGATTTTCTTTCAGACGTTCAGTTTCTTTCACATTAGAATCAATCATATTTTTAATAATTAAATCATGATTTTTTTTCATTTCTTCTGCCATAACATAATCTTCTTTCCGTTGTCGTTTACGACCCAAAAGAATCGCTTTTTTATGCATAATAATAATTCGATGTATCAACGTCATAAATTTTACCTTATAGAAGATTTAACATTTAATTATTTTCCTCTATTTATTATTTTGTTAGCCATAATATTTTTTTGGATTTGCTCTGATGTCAACTTATTTTTAGATTTTAAAATATCAACAATAAGAAATACAATTGCAACGACAAAAATTGAAATAGGAATTATAAATCTCATAAATACACCATCCCTTTTTAATTTATTAAAATTTTTTCAAGTTTTTGTTCTTGATATTCAATATCAAATTCTTCTTCTAATGTTTTATAACATTCATAACAAATTTCATAAAAAAATAAATCATTATAAAATGAAAGTGTTTCAGTATTAGTAATTTTAGGGATTATAATCAATTCCATTTTTTTATTGCACTTTTCGCACTGATATCGCATCGAAATATATTTTCTTCTATTTGACATCGAGTTGTTCCTTTGTCGGAATATCCGGCAAATTGGCAGGCATCAATGAATAATGAAGCATTCGCATGTTGACGCTAATCTGTTCAAGATTTTCTTTAACAATATTTTTTATTGACAAAACATAAAGCAAAACAATAAAAATAAAAATTGTATTAATAATTTTCAAATATATTTCAATCGTTGTTTTATTTTTCCTAATGAATAAATCAGTCTGAACGGCATAATCACGACAGAACATTAAAACCATTTTTTTGTAATATAAAAATAATTTTTTTAGTTCTTCTTTCGTTATAATTTGCATTTATAGTACCTTTTTTAATTAATCTGTGAAAAAGCAAGAGGGGAGGTATGCCTTCAATACAAAATCTCTTGCTCGGCCGAAACCATTGCCTTTTAATCTTTCACGCTGGATTTTAACTACAAATAAACTTAAAAAAACATTATTTATAAAACATAATCTTGTCAATAACTTTTATTATTTTTTTTTAAATTTTAAAAAAAATAATAAAAGTTATATTAAACTAACTTATCTATTTTTTTAAAAAAAATTATATTTTTTCTAACTCTAATGTTTTCAACAGGTATTCCCCGTAGCCCGATTTTCTGAGCGGCTCCGCGATGCCGCGAAGCTGTTCGCCGGTGATATACCCCATTTTGTACGCTATCTCTTCCACGCATGATATTTTAAGTCCCTGCCGGTCCTCGATCGCCTTGACGAAGAGCGCGGCGTCGATCATGGAGTCATGAGTGCCGGTGTCGAGCCAGGCGAACCCCCGGCCCATAATTTTCACCCGAAGTTTCCGGGCCGCTAGGTAGTGATTGTTGACCGCTGTTATCTCCAGTTCCCCCCGCGCCGAGGGCTTGATCGATTTGGCCACACGCACGATATCGTTGTCGTAAAAATAGAGCCCCACCACGGCGAAATTAGATTTTGGTTTGGCCGGTTTTTCCTCGATGGAAAGGACGTTACCGGCTTCGTCGAAATCGACCACGCCATATCGATTTGGATCGTTTACATAATACCCAAAAACGGTCGCTCCCGAATCGGACAAGACGGCTTCCTTCAGCAATTCAGTGATGTCGTGGCCGTAGAAGATGTTGTCTCCCAGGATAAGACACACGCGGTCGCCTCCGATAAAGTCCTCGCCCACCAGGAATGCATCGGCTAGGCCGCGTGGGAAATCCTGAACCATATACGACAGGGAAATGCCCAGTTGGCCGCCGTCCCCCAGAATCTCCTTGAAATGGGGCAGATCGACCGGGGTTGATATAATCAGAATATCACGGATGCCTGCCAGCATGAGTGTGGAGAGGGGGTAATAAATCATGGGCTTGTCATATATCGGCAAAAGTTGTTTGCATACCACACGAGTAATAGGGTAAAGCCGAGTGCCGAAGCCCCCGGCTAAAATTATTCCTTTTAACATTATTTTTTTTCCTTCTCTCTTTTATTTTTTCGTTGTTGCCTCATTATCTCACGTAATTTTTTACGCTCAATGACTTTTGCTTCGATAAGTTTTAATTTTTCTTTTGATTTTCCACCCGACAAAATAGAGGGTAAGCCGTGTGCGCGGGAAATAGGTTCCAAAGCGTACATGTGCGCCTTGATCGCATCGTCCTCTATTTCTACAGGGTCTTCTGTCGCATTCCCATTTTTATCAGTTTTTCTATGATATGTTTGCACTTCTTGTGCTGTTCTTGGACATACATCGGGGTCAATTATCCATTTTTGTGATTTAATGAAATCTATTCCTCGTTGAACGCTTCCCGGTCCTTTAACTGCACCGATAGCGCCATATCCGTGTTGCAACCATTCTTTTATTTTTGATGGTTCTGCACTGTCACAGATAACCTTTTCACCTGCATGTAATACATCAAATTCTTCATTTAATTTAATAAATTCCATATTTGTTTTTTCGGTAGAACATAATTCATTATATGTATACATCGTTCCATCTTTAAAACCAATTTTCACAATTATCTGGGGATGGACAAAACCCCAATCTTGGCCATTATATATCGCATCAAAATCTTCTTCTTTATATGTTATTTTTTCAAATGACCAGTTTGTAAAAATAATATTTCCGAACGCACCCCACTCGCCAAGACAATAAACTCGATAAAATTCATAATCAATTTCTTTGTATCCCTCCAATACGGCTCGATAATCGTCATCAATGAATTTATTATCAAGATATGTGGTTTTTAAAATATAAACTTTTGTTTTTTTTTGATAAGATTTTAAGTCAAAAAATTCTCGTTTTATCCAGTGTTTATCAGAAATAGGATTTAACAATAATGTAATTTGAAATGGAATGTTTTTTGGTTTTCCTGATTTTCCACGAAGACGAATGTTTAATTGATCGAAATCTTTTTGCGTTATTTCACTGGCCTCTTCAATTATTATATCCGTTAAAATTCCCTTTGGAAATGTTAGACTTTTAATTTTTTCAATATCATCTAAACCTTTTAAAACTGCCATATATCCAGTTGATTTAACCGTAATAGACATATCGGTCTTATTAACTTTAAAAATCTTATTTAATCCCATTTCATTGATAAGTTGAACCATCAACGCGTAGGTACTAGATTTATTTGTAGCCGCTACTTTCCTCGCAATAAGGTAATTGTGCCCTGGTTCCGCAATAAGTTTATAAATGGCTTCTTGAAAGGCTTCGTAAGATTTTCCCGATCCTCCGCCGCCGACAGATATACGAATACGGCTTTTATTTTCAAAAAAATCCCAAAAAACAGGATTAAGGAGATTATAAAACTCATCAAAATCTACAAACATTTAAGATTCTTTTTCTATTTCATTTTTTTCTTCGTTAGGCCGTCGAGCAGGACGAACGATAATTTCACCTGTTAATTCAGATTTATCTTGCATCATTTCAAGAACTTTTAATAAGTCTGAAAGTGCAGCGGTTTTTGAATGCATTCGAACTTTTGAAATTTTTTCAGGGCCATATTTTGTTTCCCGTTCGATAGTATCAATTGATTGAATGGCGCGAGTATCAGCCTCCGAAAATGGTTTTATTTTCAGTGTTTCACCATCGAAATCGGCAATATCTTTTATATCAGCATTAGCGAGTGCCAAAAGATTTTTAAACGTTGTTCCGATTTCTTTTTTTTTCTCATTCCAAAGATCATCAAAAATTTCTTGGATTGCTTCGGCGGTTTTAGTATCTTTTAGCAGTTTTGCTCCATTTTGACCACATGTAGAATATTTGGCTGTTGGATATGCTTTTTTATATGCTAGTGTTGCATTTTGTAATTCTATATAAGCCAAAATAAATTCTTTATGTTTTTGGTTTTTAATTTCATCAAATTTTTTTCCCATCGGTATTTTCTCCATATACGACATGTTCATGTTTATTTTTAAGATACAATCCTTCAATTATTTTTATAATATAATTTGGCAATACTATTTTATTTTTTGAGATTACATGAAGTAATTCTCCAATTAACATATTTTTAATTTCGATTTCTTTATTAAGTAATGTAATTTTTTCGAATGATTTTTTCACCAGCAAACCTCTATATATGTTCTGGCATTATGTGGAGTATAAAATTTAAAGAGTGTTCCGCCATATACTTGGTTATCATCATCAAAAATTATTTTTGAAAAACAATCCATGACCCATTTATCCGCATTATCTCTATCGATTTTCTTACAATAAGGGTAGTCTTCGTTTTTAATTAAATCAAGTAATTTTTTTGTTTTTTCATTTTTTATTGGTTCAAAAAACCATGTAATGTTTAAAATTACAGGAGTTCCTTTTTTTATTATTTTAAAATTATCTGGCAATTGGTTTTTGATATTATTTTTAACTATATTCATTTCTTTTTCTTGCGGATTATACCAATTTCCATACGCTCCTTTTCGTGATCGTTGTTTCGCAATAGGTTTTCCGGGAATAGTGATATATAGAATATTATTCATGTTCTTTATCAAAATTCCAGAAATAGGTTCTAATGTCTTTTGCTGATGTTTTTGTTTTTTTTAGAATTATAAATCCGCGTCCTTCAAGATCGGTCAACATATTTAATCGAACATGTTTTTCGAGTGTTTGAGTTTTTCGAATTAAATTCGTGAGGGTTATTCCACGATCTCCCGCACATTGGACGGCTGTTAAAATTCTGTTAATATATTTATCGACAATTGATTCTTTTTCTTTTATTTCTATTTTATCAATTTCATCTACCGGTATTTTTTCGATGGTAACGATTGCCCTATATTTTTTATTTGGTAAAATATAAAAATCATTTTTAAAAACTACTTTTTCAGATTTTATTTTTGTTAATTCAAGAATACTCTCATTCACTTTTTTTATAAAGATATTGTGTCCTTCTTGAAATTCTTTATTTTTTTCTTCTAAAGAATCGGCCGATATTGAGTGCGATAAATATCCTTCTTTTGTCGGCAATTCACTAAGAAATTTAAAATACATATAAACATTATAATATGTTTTACGAGTACTTCCGATTATAATGAGGAATGGTGTGATTGAAAAATTAAAATTTTCATCAAAATTCAGTGGGTCTTCCATTTTTTGTTTTATTTTTTTAAAAACAATTTGTTTTCCGGGCATTTTGTTATTAGCTCCTTTTTTATTTATATAACAAACTACTAAAACTATATAATGTGTCAAGTAAATTATTATTATTGGAAAATAATAGTCTAATTATATAATTAGAATTTAAAAATTATATTTTTTTTTGACGTAGAATACATTTTATAATTTTAAATTTTAGAAAAATACAAAATAAGAATTTATAAATTATAATCCGCATTGAATGATTTTATAATTTTGATTTTCTATCTTTATAATAAGTATTCAATTATAAAGAATTATAAATTTTAATAATTAATAATAAGATAAAATTATATATGATTAAGTATATAAAAGTATACATTATTATTATTATTATATATATTATTAATATATATATATCTTATTACTAATATAATTAAAAATTATAATGTTCTGGTCAACAAAAAGTCTAAACGCCTTTTTGTTGACCTAAAACACATAATTTTTAGATGGGGTAGTTTTAAGTAGTTTCTTTTCTTAAAAAGAAATGGCCTTGAAGGTTATTCAAGGCCATTTGAAATGATTTAAAATGGGGTATTATGGGTAACACGTACTATTCCTATTTAGGAATCACAATATTACTATATTTATATTATATGTCAACGACTTTTTTAATCTATATTCTCATGTCCACGGCTCATTCCACCCAAATGATCGCATTTAATTTTTGTGTAATTGGCCAATCTGTATTCCCTACCTGCATCATAGCTCATCCATGCATCCGGAAAAGCGCCGGAATTTTCCATTGACCATCGAAATTGAAATTTTTTTAATATTTCTCTTTTATAGAGAGAGCATCCGCTTAAAACATGATGAGTTGGCACCAGTTTCCATGTTCTCTCTGTATGAGTAAACCATTCTCCGTCATGAAAACCATAATAATAGATACCACCTATTATATCGGCCTTATTTACACATTCCAAAAAACATGAAATCCAATCCTGGCGTAATGGAATAACATCACTTTCAAGAATGATAAAATATTTCCACACATCAGTAATAGTAATAAATTGTTTTTGTAAAAATTCAAGACTTTTGGTTACATTTCTTTGAAATTGAAAACCATCATTTTTACGTTCAACATCAATATGAGAAATCATTATTTTTTTTAAATTATTTTTATTTAATTCAGGAATAATTTTTTTTAGAGAATTATAATAATCAAGTGTCGGACTATTATCAACGATACTTATTTGAGCATTATCAATTTCAGAATTTAATAATGTTCCAAAAAATTCTTTATCGCAATATTTTTTGCATTCATGTGTATAAATCGCAATAAAAACATTTTCATTCATTTTATTTTATCCAAAAGAAACAAATTGAATTATATATATTAATTGATTTGCAATCGCATATGGGAATAGCACATAATAATTCATCTATTTTTTTATGTGCTATATTTATGGCCGGAACGCCGTCATTGATATAGAATCCGCCCCTAAACGATTGAAATTGTGTTCCATAGTCTTCTATAACATAGCATAATTTTACATGTGGATATAATAATTCAAATGATTTTTTAATATCACTGCTAAAATGCGAACCATCATCAACGACAATTTCAGGGTTCCCGTATTTCTGCAGAATTGAATCAATAAATTCTTTAGTAGAAGCGTTTCCTATTTCAATTTTTATTCGTTCTTCTTCAAAATAACAGGATGGATCGATTTCCAACCCAACAATTACAGCATTCGGAAAATATTCCTTCCATGCCCTGACGCTTCCTCCCCTATTCACTCCAATTTCAAAAATTAATTTTACATCGTTTCTTATTCTTGAAAATTCATTTTCGTATCCATATTCATAATGACCAGGATTCACTTTGTCAGTGTCATGTCTTGAAAATATTTCTTCAAATTTATTCATTTGTTTTTTTTTCTATTTGTTCAAGAATATTTTTCCATTCTCGTAATTTTACGTCATCAGGATATAGTTCTGAATATTGGATAATGCTCCCTTTGCTTTTTGAGAACCATTGCCGGTTTGATTTAAATAATTTTATTATTTCTTTTTTATTATTTTGTTCAAAAATAAATGCATATTTTCCAAGTGATTGTTTGAATAGAACCGATCCCATTGAGGTATTATGCCATAATTTTTTATTTTTATTAATATTTAAAATATTTTTAAATTCTTGTTCCCATTGAGTAGTTACAATTTTTGTATTATACAATTCGTCGGCCCTGTTTTTTGCATTAATTGACATGAAATTAAGTATATCGGGATTATTGTAAAGATATTCTATTTCACAATGATATTTTTCTTTCGATGTTATAATTCCATTAAAAAAATTTGTTACAATAAAATATTCTGACGAATTATTTAAGACAACCGGGACAACTCCCGCCGCCATTGCCTCGCCAAGCACTTGTTCACAAGTTCCATAATGTTTTTCGTACAATGGATATCCGAATACATCCATTTGGGAAAACCAAGGAGATAAATCATTAACCCTATCAGTAAAAATAAATTTTTCCCATAGTCCTTTGTTTTTTACCTGTTGCTTCACAGTATTTAAATCAGGACCGGAGCTACAAAAAATAAATTTTACATTTGGTATGTTTATTTTTGAGCACATTTCAACATAATCAGGATGCAATTTACTATTAAAGTCTATCGTTCCGGCATATCCTATATTAAATGTATCATGCGGTTCTTTTTTTAAATTATAGAATTTTAAAATATTAGCAACGGACCATATAACTCCGAATTTATTTTTTTGTTTAATTGAAAGTTCTTGATATTCTTTCGCCTGATGTGAAACAATAGAAGTGAATATAAACCTATCACTCATTTCAACTAATTTTTCGGTTATGACATAGGGTGGATATAGATTATTTGCGTGTGCCCATACGATCAATCGGCATGGCGGAATTGATTGCATCACCAGAAATTCATATAATAGCGGATTGTTATACCAGTGCAATACTACAATATCGTTTTTTTCAATAAGTTCTTTTAATTTTTCAGGATCATTTCGAAGATCGTGAATTGAGTGAGGGATGACAACACTACGCGAATCCTCGATATTCAGACACGCGATAGTATGCTCTATGCCGGTTGTATTTTTAACCAGATTTTCTATGACGGTCCCTACTCCGCCCCCGGTGTGAGTTGTTATATGCAATACTTTTATCATATTTTTATTCCAAAATATTCAAATCGTTCAATCCATTTTGGATTTTCAGATATGCACTTTTTAACCATTTCCATGTTGTTTAAAAAATACCATGCGAAAGCTTCAGTTGGATATTTCCGCGCCACATATTCAAAATATTTTTTAGCTGTTTCTGTATCTCCAATACTCGCTCTGTAATTTTCAACAAAATTCGTGCGCCAGTTCATATATTTAATTTGTTCATTTATATATTCGGCGGAATATTCGGGAGTATTTATAACCGCTTCAGTTATTTCGAAAGTACCGACATTTACATTTTTGATATATTTTTTTTGAATACATTCTTGCCGTAACCTACTTCCGTATACTGGGGCGGCTATTTTTGGTGAAATTATATCAGGTTTGACTTCCCTTATAAAATCGACAGTTTCTTGCCGGTGTACGTCTGTTTCACCCGGTATTCCAATAACTAAAAATATATGCAGAAAAAAATTATATTTGCGTATTATTTTAATAACATTTCGTGCCTGGTCCAAATTTACCGGTTTGTGCATCATTTTAAGAACTTCGGCGCTTCCAGATTCCAATGCAAGCACCAGGCAATCTACTCCGGCATTCCACATCAGATCAATCAATTCCTCGTCCATATAGGCGATACTGAGGCCGTTAGGCATTTCTATTCTAAGACCATATGGTTGTAGTCGTCTGAATAAATTTTTTGCGCGTTCCCTATTGTATAATATTTGTTCGTCGTAAAAGGTAAGAACATTCATTCTATATTTTTCAATAAGTTTTTCGACATGATTAATAATAGAATTAACTGAAGCATAACGAATTGATTTATCTGGATTAAGGGAGTTCTTACAGAATATACAATTATGAACTAAAACATTATTTGCAAAGAACCAATTATATTTTGGGACTTCCATGCAATATGTATCTTGTTTTTCAACCAACCATTCTACTTTAATAACTTTATGATTTATTTCATTTTTTAAATTTTTTCTTTTAATTCCTAAATATTTTCTATATTCATCTACAGATTTATTATATTTTATTTTAAAATGTTTCCAAAAAAATGAATAACTAATATTGAAATTTTTTATATATTTTCTTAGATTTTTACAATAAATAATATTATTAAATTCTTTTTCTAAACTAAAGGGAAGTTCTTTATAATTTGGATTCAATTTTCCTAGTTTGCTATTTCTATATTTTAGTTTTTGTGCCTTTGTTCTTTTTTTACCTTTTTGTTTTTTACCTAAATTAACAAAAAAATCTTTTGGCATATTAAATGCGGGATTATTAGTTTTCATTCTTTCTGAAATTTCAGGATGTAATTTCATGTGAATAGCAGAAGATTCACAAAGAAATAAATTATCAGGATGATTATTTGTTTTATCATGATCGATATGGTGTATTTTGTCAGATTTTTTTAATTTTTTATTATATTTATATTCAGCAACAACCCTATGTATTTTTTTAGAATATCTTTTCCACTCAATATCAACATACCCAAGTCGATTTTTTCGTATTTTTACGGCTCTCACACTTTGTTTTTCTTTTAAATATTGAGCTTCTATTTCAATTTCTTTATGCGGCTTTCCAAATTGATTATTATTTTTAAAAGTTAAAAATTTATGATCGGGAGTACAATCAATATATGTTCTATCATCAAAATAAACTCTAACTAATTGAGCTTTTTCTCTAGTTTTTTTTATATTAATTGCATCTGTGAATAATATTTGTTTAGAATTTTTATTATATGTTAAAACTGGGATTGTCTCATATTTTTCTGAAATTTCTTTAATTGAGATATTTCCATATATTGTATTGATTAATGTTTCCCCAGATAAACAATTGTAAGGACATCCCCGAGTTGTTATAACATAAAATTGCTTTTTACCTTCTTTTCCAAACATGAAAGGTGAGTATGTTTCTTCTATCTTTTCATGATATTTATCAACATCTATCAAGGAATAATCAATATCGATAATATCGTCTAATTTCGATAATACATTTTTTATTGGAGGATCAATTGATCCTTTTGTTGCCCATCCTTTTTTAAATTTTCCAGTAGTCAAGTACTCCTTTACTGCTATTTCGCCTTCATCTGGACATATTGCATCTATTTCAGGATTTTCATTTAAAATTTCTTTGTAAGTTTGAAGCGTAGATATACCGCCCATTATAATAGTCGAATAAGGACTATGTGTTTTTATTATTTTCAGGATAGGCGATAGATATTTGTATGATGTATCAAACATCATACTAATTCCTATAATATCAGGGTTTGACGATTTTATTTTTTCGGGAATATAGGAAAAATAATCTTCGTTTAAATTACAATCGAATATTTCAACGTTTGCCAGATGTTCAATGTATTTAGAAATAGAAAGTACTCCATTGGGCATCGCGAGGAAACTTCGCTGCATAAGTTTTGATTCTTTAAAAACATAAGGTAATATTATAAATAGAATTTTTTTCTTCATAACTCTATTATTTCACCGCGAAAATTGAGTTTCTTTAATTCTTGTTTTAATTTTTCGGTATGTGCTGTTGCCGTTATCAATACGGGAAGCGTCGCATTTTCAAGAAATTCTCGGCCATTCATTTTTTTATTATTAAATGTCATTTTCTGTTGTTTATGTGGCGTATCGTCGATCAGTCCGGCAATAAAGCATTTATTTAATCCGGCATTATTATAGAGGTACAAGAATTCCCGCCCGATACCCCAGACGTACAGAGGGTCTTTTAATTTTGATATTATTTTTCTTTTTTCACGAAGTTTTTCCCGGCTATTTTTTATGTAAAATATTGTTCTACTTTTTAGATTAAAATTTTCAAATTCAACATTTATTTTATTTCCCGTATATTGGAAAATCATTGACACATTCGGCAATATTGTTTTATTGCTTGTCATTGGATTTGTTGAATTTGTTGCCATTCGTAGTGCGAATCCATATTTTCCGGCGATCATAGAAAGATGTTGAATGTCGAAATGTTGAACATGCTCTCTCAATAAAAACCAATAAAAATCAAAAAAATTATATTTGTCGTAAAAATCAGCATTGGGAACACTAATACAGAAGAATCCATCTTTCTTTATGACCTTTTTTGCCTCCATGAATATTTTTTGAGGATCGAATAAATGTTCAACAACTTGATCGGCGATTAAAAAATCAAAAAATTCTAATGGGTAAGGAATTGATTCGGCAGTTCCCTTTTTAATATTCAAATATTCTTTTTTTTTGGCTTCTTGAATATATATGTCAGATAGGTCAATTCCATAAAGATTTTCATAACCATTTGTATGAAGATAATGCAAAAATCCGCCGCTGGCACAACCGATATCAAGGATTTTATCGGTAGGTTTTGCATATGTTTTCATAAATCCATATAAAAAAGAATAGCGGATCAAGGAGTTCCTGCCACTGCTGCCGGGCGTATCGCCATTTTTATTTGGTGTATGTAAATTAATCGGAGAATATTCATTGTTGTAATATTTAAAAATATTTCTTTCATCTTTGAAAGAAACATTATTGAAGATATGTCCGCATTCGCTACAGCATAAAATTATTGCCGGATCATAAAGAAATGATTTATCCATGTTTCCGCACGTTAGTGATAATAATTCTCCTTGTTTAGTTGAATTACAAATTGGACATTGTTTCATTTTCATACCTTTTTAATAATTCTTCGGCATCATCATCCAGGTTTTCCGGTTGACCGGCAATAAGCTGATTGCATGATGCACATATCGGAATAGTATGTCGTAATTTTTGAAGCATTAATAATCGCATTGTTTGTAATCGTTGTCCATTCCAAATATTTTTTATGCTTTCAGTTAATATGTTTCCTATTATTATTTTTTGATTCCAATCAAGAAAACATGCTGATACCATTCCATTATAATTTATTGAAAGATTATAAAAAATATATGGGCAAACCTGAACTTCTTTCAATGGTTGTCCGTATACGCCTACATTTTTATTTGGCATAAGTTCCATTTTAAAGTCATACCAACACGACATTACATTTTCTATTGCGATACCATCAGAAATAGGAGAAAAAATTTCAAGAAAAGTATTTTTATCTTCTTCTGAAATAATATCTCCATTTATTTTAATGAAAATGGTGCATTGTTTTTTATTTTCGTATAAATGTTTTATGTTTTCAACATATTTTTTAAAATCAATATCGTAATTACTAAAGTCTTTATATTGGTGCGCATTAACCCCTTCAACAGAAATATTTATGCGGTCTATCCCAGCATCAATTATATCAAGATTTAATTTCGGATTTAATTTGCTTCCATTGGTTGTTGTATCGATTGTTTCGGAAACATCATTATTTTTGGCGTATCGAATCATATCGGAAAAATGCGGATTCAAAAGGGGTTCTCCGAATGCATATAGACGAAGTGTTTTTAATTTTTTATCAAATTGTTTTATGTCATAAATAATATCTTTATAAATGTGCCACGGCATAATGCCTTTTTTTATTATTTTTTCATTATTTGAATGAAAACAAAATTTACATTGAAAATTGCAAACCGACGAAGGGTCCACGTTAATTACAAAGGGTGTTGACAATGGTAATTGTGGAATAAGCGATATGCGGCCTTTTTCTATAATTCGTTTCATATTATTTCAGGCAATTTCCAGGTTGATTTTAATAATGCGGAATTGTCGGTATATCGCCCCGGTTGAAAATAATTTCCGAGTACGAATAAATCTGGCGCAAATTTTATTTTACTGCCGAATTTATTTTTTAGGTGTTCAGCTAGAATTCCATCATCCCATATATGGGTATTGTTGAATTTCACTTGTTTTAAAATGTTTCCTTTAAGAATAAATTGGAGCCCCACATTGCACACTCGTATATCATTTAATGAATTGGGTATAAGGGGGTGACAGGGATGTTGTGCAACATCGCACGCCGGGGTTGCGTTTCCCCGCGCCACCGAATAGAATATTATTTCTGATTTTTCTGTTTTACATATTTCCCTAATTTTATCAAAAAATCCGGGTTCAAACATATCATCATCGCCCATAAAAGAATAATAATCATCGTCTATTATTTCTTGAGTTTCGATAAAATCATTTAATTTCCGATACGCATAATCCGTCGGTAATAGTTCTTTCACCAAAAGAGGATGTATCCAAAATTTATTAAATGGATAAAATTCTTTTTCGCTATAAATAGGGTGCCAGTGGATTAAAAATTCTTCAAGACAATGAATTAATGTTTTTGCTAAATGTATTCTATAAAATGCCGTAATAACATGTATATTCATATTCCGTAATCCAGTCTCTTATCGTATCTTCCCGGTTCAAAATAATTAAATCTGATTCCTATCTCGGGAAGGATAAGAATATCATTTGGCCATGTATTTTTAAGGTATTCCGCATAATGCCCGTCATCTTCGAAAGCCCGATATCCGAATTTTGTTCGTCGCAATATTTCACCTTTGATGATATATTGGCACATATCTATTCCGGCGACATGGACATCATCTATTTTGTTTATAATTATCGGTACAGGGGGCCAGTTGAACGGTCCAGGGTTCGGCGCATACCGTTCCCCGCGATCCATTGAGTAGAAAATTATTTTAGCTGTTTGTCGTTTTATTTTATTGATAAATCCTGGAACATACATATCGTCGTCGTGAATGAACCCATAATAATCGTCATCTACGATATCTCCCGCATTGATGAAATCGTTATTCTTTCGATAACACATGTCTCCCGGTAGTAACGGCATGCATAAAAGAGGTTTGATCCACGATAATGTGTTTTTTTCGAAAGAAGTCATGTCAACATTGTCACAAACCGGATGCCAGATAAGATTCATTGGTTCGAAATGTTTAAGAAGATCGTCTTTAAGATGTTTTCTATAAAATGGCATAATTGCATGGAAGTTCATTGTTTATATATCCATTAATGATTTTACAATTTCTATTCTTTTCTTATTTACGGTACTAAGCAACAAATTTTCTTTTATATATTCATAACTTTTTTCATAATTTTCTTTTCGAAATGTACTATTATTCATCAACTTGTCAATTTGATATTCTAAACTATCATAATTGTTTTGGTTGTAAAGCGTTATTCCGGGCATATTGAATTCCGGCATATTGGGGGCGATTGTAGCCCCCCCGAAATAAGTTCCCTCTAGCCATGAGCAATTTGATTTAGCTTCATTAAATTTATTGAATTTAAGTAATATAAGATTTATCGCAAAATTATTTTCAGAAATAAATCTAAAATATGTTATGATGTCTTTTTCTTCCATTGCAAAACATTTTTTTATAAAATCTGAAATGAACCAGGTTTCTTCACCAACCCAGGACCAACACCAATCGTCATGTTTTTTGGCGATTGAAAATATTCTGTCTTTATATTCCCACAAATCGTATCGATGCGTTTTTGACCCGCGCCAGAAAACGAAGTCTACTGTTTTTTCTATTTTTTCGAATGGATAGATATAATCGTTCCATGCATTCGGAATAACAACAATGTTTTTATTATATATTTTGTAATATTTTTCCATTGTCTGAGTCGATACCGTTACAATGTCCGCGAGTCGAATACTTTCTTCCATGTTTCGCAAAATATTATAAAAAATTAAATCTTTGTAAAACGGATTGTATTTAGGGGTTTCATGTAAATTATCATCAAAGTCAACCCAGACCTTGATGTTCATATCCTTTGCCATTCGAAGAGCCGTTAATTGTGTATCATACACGGGCCTTTGGAAAAAGGCAATTTCAACGTCATTGAGCGCAGGCCAGCTTACATTATTATCATATTCAATTTTAATATTATTTGATAAATGTTTTAATTTTTGGAGCACCCCCAATCCTCGATAATATGAACAAGCCGTTTGCTGTGTATGGGGGGATTCGAATATTTTAATTTTTATCATTAGTGATAGTAAGTGGTAGAGCAATACAATGTCAAAATAAATTTTTTATCTAGTTAAAAAAAAATAATATTGTTAGCTTGGACTAACAATATTATAATTAGTCTATACTAACATCATTAATTTTTTTTTAAAAAATTAAAAATACTATTGACAACCATAAGCGGATTGTGTATATTACATACATAGAGATCAAATAAAAAAAATAGGAGAAGCAAAATGATAAACCACTCAATCAAACACCGCAGAGCCCAAAAAATAGCGAGCAAGCTCCCTATGGCTAACGCTGAGATATTGAGTCGCATACCGGATTATCTTAAAGAGAGATTAACCGGCCAAGAGCTAGCCTGTGTAATATCCGCGATGGACGAAAGTTACCATGCCGGAAAAGCTAGTTCTGGTGCAGAATTGATTGATGCGTCTCGACAAGATGGCGCAGTATATGTAACCGGATTAGGTATGATACAATGGCGGGAAATTAATGCGGAGTATGAGACAATAACGGAAGATAGCTACACCAATAACGGGGAGACTTATTGCGGCACGCGAACGTATTCCCGTAAAATAAAAAACGGGGAATTACAATTCTCGCTAAACTAACAGGAGGAAAAAAATGGCGTATTTAACTAAGTCACAATATGATTATCGCCGCGAATCGGCGGCGCATCGAAACGCTGAAAATAAAAAAATTAAAACTATTACCGATATGCAGCACGACCTGTTGGCGGAAATTGCCGAAATGAGACACAAGATACACTCTAGCCGTGACAGTATGTATTATAATGATAATAATAGATATTGGAATTGGCTTAACGACTCTGACGAGAGTATAAATAATCGTCGGAATTATGCCGTTGGCAAACCAGAGGTAATAATTATCACTTATTTTGAATACAATTTAACAATAATTGGTAAATATTATTTTGAAGTACTCCAAATATAAATCCTAAAATTAATGTTCCTGCTGCTACAAGCAAAGATTGCCACCATGTAAATTTTCTATCCTTTAATTTTTGTAATCTAAAATCTTCCATAATAGAAATAGATTTTTCAATTTCTTGTGCGTCATCTCTTATTTCATCTAATTCTTTTATGCATTGAGAAAAAGTAATTGATGATTGTTCTCCAATATCTTTCTCGTTTTTGTATTTTACAATTCGTTCATGATAATTATCAAGATTTGCAATTTTTTTTGCAAAATGAGGAACAGCTTGTGTCTGAATTGATAATGAATATTTTTCTGTGTTATTTATTGATTCTCGTAAAGATATAGCAATTCCATCAATAGCATCATATCCTGCTCGATATATATGCCCTCGTGCTTTATCAAAATTGATTTCATAATATGTATTTCCTTCTTTTCTTTTCTTTTTTCCTCCAGTTATAAGTTGATCACCAAATATTCGAATTAAATGAGATAAAGCATCTCTAAATTCTTTATTTATTTGTATATTTGCACCAGATTTTTTATCAATACTTTCTGCTTTTGAAACCAATTCTTTTGTTTTTATATATTCTCTACAAACTTGTTCTAAAAGATATTTTTCTTTTTTATTAAATCTCATATTTGTATAACCTCATATAAAAAAAGGCTGAATATTTTTTTTCAGCCTTTTTTAAAAATAAGATTTTTCCAATGTTTAATATAATTTAATTGAAAAAGCCTTTTTTGCACGTTCTTCCATTTCTTTTTGAGTATAATATCTTCCAGTAGCAAGTCTCACGGAACCACGGATGTTAGGAGAAAATTTTTCAATAGTTTCCCGATCAAAATCAACATTTGATTCAGGAAAATCACTAAAAAGAATATCCATCTCTTTTTGTGTTAATTGTTTTTTCATTTTTGCAACCCCTACTTATTATCGGATAATTGCCATGATTTATTTCATATATTATCTTGTCAACGTCAACAATAAAAAATAGGATATTTTCTATTTAAAAATACTTATATTTTAATGCAGAAAAAATATCAATTACTATTTTTTATTAATAATAAACATAAGAATATTTTTATAATTATTAGTAAATTTATGTTATCTACTTGACAAACCATAATATCATCAGTATATTGGTTGTATAAGAGGTAAGATAAATGAAATATACACCACCTACTTTTAAGAGCATGAACGAAATGTCATATATTGATGTGGCGCGTTTAACTGAAGACCAGGCACGAGCAATACTTGAAAAGATACGGTGGCCGAAAGGAATTATATGCCCACATTGCGGCGGTACTAATATAGTAAGGATACAAGGAAAAGCAAAAAGAGTGCGGGACGGATTATTAAGGTGTAAAGATGACAGAAAACAATTCACGGTAACGACTGGAACTATAATGCATGGTTCACATATAACATTACGTCAATGGGTTCAAGCCTTCCATGCAATGTGCGCGTCAAAAAAGGGCGTGTCCGCTTTACAAATAAAAAGAAATTTAGGACTTGGTTCTTATAAATCCGCATGGCACTTAAACCATAGAATACGGTTTGCAATGCAAGACGTAAATCCTGAACTATTGCAAGGCATAGTCGAAGTTGATGAAACGTATGTTGGTGGCAAGCCGAGAAAAGGAACCGGCATAAAGAACAAAAAAGGTCGCGGAACTAAAAAGACTCCGGTACTTGCACTAATAGAAAGAAATGGAAATGTTATATCAAAGCCGGTGGGCGATGTAAGCGGAAAAACTTTAAAATTTGCAATCCGTGAAGTTGTTGACTTTAATTCTACAATAATGACAGATGAATGGAAAAGCTATCGCGGAATTGGTAAAGATTTTAAGGGCGGTCATGAAGTAGTTAATCATGGTAAAGGCGAATATGTCAGAGGAAATGCCAATACAAATACCGCTGAATCATATTTTGCTTTATTAAAGCGCGGTGTTATTGGAACCTTTCATCATGTATCAAAACAGCATTTACTTCGTTACTGTGACGAGTTTTCATTTCGTTGGAACAATCGTAAAGTAACTGACGGCATTAGAACGCAAAACGCGATTAAAGGTTTTGTAGGTAAAAGATTAGTTTATAAAAATATATGAGAAGAAAAAATGGCAAGAAATGCAACAAATAAAAATTTAACAAAAGCAAAGAATGAAAAAAACGATGAGTTCTATACAATACTTTCTGACATTGAAAAAGAAGTTCGTCATTACAAAGGACACTTTAAAGATAAAGTTGTTTTTTGTAATTGCGATGATCCAAGAGTAAGTAATTTTTTCCATTATTTCTCATATAATTTTGAACAATTGGGTTTGAAAAAACTAATTACTACATGTTATAAAAATCAAAACATCGATTTATTCAGTGAACATAAATCAGAAAAAGCGATATATTTAGAATATACTGGTGATAAAAATGGAAATAGATTTCCCGATATTGAAGAAATAGGAATAAAGCAACTAGGGGGAGATGGGGATTTTCGATCTAATGAATGTATTGAACTTTTAAAGCAATCTGATATTATTGTGACCAACCCACCTTTTTCATTGTTCAGAGAATATATTGTACAACTTACAGAGTTCAAAAAGAAATTTTTAATTATAGGAAATTGGAATGCAATTACATACAAAGAAATTTTCAAATTGATAAAGGAAAATAAATTATGGCTTGGCATAAATAGTAATCGTAATTTTTCAGGTTTTATTGTGCCGAAACATTATTCTTTGCATGGAACGGAAGCCCGTATTGATGAAAATGGAAACAGAATTGTTTCTACTAATAATACTTGTTGGTTTACAAATCTTGATGTTCAAAAGCGTCATGAAAATTTAATTTTGTACAAATTATACAATTATGATGAATATCCTACTTATGATAATTATGATGCCATTAATGTTAATAATACCAAAGATATTCCAATAGATTTTAATGGTATAATGGGTGTACCAATTACATTTATAGACAAATACAATCCTGATCAATTTGAAATTATCGGAAATGAATATGATCTTAATATTGAAAAAGGTCGTGGGTATATTAATGGAAAAAGAATGTATAGTCGTATCTTTATTAAGAGGAGAATATGAAAATTGAACTTAAAGAAATTAAAGTCCGTGAGTTGGCGGATGGTTTCAAAGACAATGATGAAGAAGGTGTAGTAGGTTATGGTGGTAAATTAGACATTCGCCCTCCTTATCAACGAGAATTTATTTACAAGGATAAACAGAGAGACGCCGTAATTAATACCATTACAAAAAATTTTCCTCTTAATATGATGTATTGGTCAGTTCGTGAAGACGGAAATTTTGAAATAATTGACGGACAACAAAGAACAATTTCAATTTGCCAATATGTAAATGGTGATTATTCGATAAATGGTTTAGCTTTTCATAACTTAACAAATGACAAACAAAAACAAATTTTAGATTATAACCTAATGGTTTATTTTTGTTCGGGTACAGATAGTGAAAAATTGGATTGGTATAAGACAATAAATATAGCGGGTGAAAAACTTACTGAACAGGAATTGCGTAATGCCGTATATGAAGGTTCGTGGGTTTCTGATGCTAAACGATATTTTTCTAAAAATAATCGCCCTAAAATTGGAGATGATTATTTGAACGGTTCGGCAAATCGTCAAGAATATTTAGAAACAGCTATTAGTTGGATTAGTGAAAGTAAAATTGAAGATTATATGTCTAAAAATCAACATGAACCAAATGCAAATGATTTATGGCTTTATTTTCAGAGTGTAATAAATTGGGTAAGGGTTGTTTTTCCGAAATATAGAAAAGAAATGAAAGGTGTTCCCTGGGGTGAATTTTATAACAAATATGGAAAGAAAAAACACGATTCATCAAAATTAGAAAAACGAATTGAACAATTTATGATGGATGATGATGTAATAAATAAAAAAGGAATTTATTCATATATACTCACGAGTGATGAAAAATATTTAAATATAAGAGTATTTACTGACACTCAAAAAAGAGCTGCATATGAAAAGCAAAAAGGAATATGTCCTCTTTGTAAAGGTGAAAACAAGAAAAAGAAATGGGAATTTGAAGAAATGGAAGGAGATCATATAATTCCTTGGTCTGAAGGCGGAAAAACTTCTCCCGAAAATTTACAAATGTTGTGTAAAGAGTGTAATAGACGAAAAGGAAATAAATAAAAGGAAACTATAATGCCTAAAAAACAATCTCCCAAAAAGCCAAAAGAAAAACGCGACAAGCCTATTTCACTTTATCCACTAAAGCCGGAAGAGGCTCTATCAATATTTATGCAGGCCGATCCTAAAGAGTATAAGGAATGGTTAAAGAAACAAAAATGAAGTATTACGACATACTATGGACATACGATGATACCATTGATAATAAAATAGAAATTGCTTTTATGCATATTAAAAAAGAAGTCAATATCGCTTTTAAAAAAGAGATAGTAAAAAATAAGCATAATGCGCCGAGGGCTTTTTGGTTTTTAGAAGATCAAGAAAAAAGATTGACTCAAATATTGGAACTTTATCCTAATGTAATTGAGTATTTTAAGGAAAAAGAATTATGAAAATGAAAAAAAATATGATTTTATTTTTATCTTTTTTTTGTTTTTACATTTTGTTTAGTATTATTTTTGTTTTCAATAATAATATTCAATTCTTTGACAGTGATATTATTCGTGATATGTATTTCGTTTATAGTGGTAGTACCGCTACTTGGTTTTTTATAGCGGTCATAGAGCCATTTTGCGAAAAAGCCACCCGCCGCAGAGGTAAAAATATTAACTGTAATAACAATAGTTGAAATAGATTTATTTA